AGCGATGCAAGCCATGGAGGCAAGCTGTTTCAGCGTGCGCACAACAGCAAATGAAGGATCAAGGATGTGAGCTATTGACTTGCGCTTGCAGCGTGTCCGTGATATTTCGCTTTCGACGACCCAGGGCACATTTCACAACAAATGGGCAACTAAAGGCAGCAGCACCAAAGCATTGCGTTGTGAAACGAAACGACATTGATAAATGCTGCCGGTCAACGCTTGATGCGCTAACCGACAGCGTGTTTGCTGATGACAGTCTTGTTGTGAGTCTGAATGCAGAAAAGCGGTACTGCATTGGCAGTGAACCGCCTGGTGCATTGATCACCGTGATTGCACTTTGACTGTTGAGTAGCAAACGCCGCGATAGCAAAGCTGCGAGGGCTGCAGTGATTGCTTTTGAGCGATCTTGAGCAGTTGCTGCTTTTGCTCTTTGCGCTGGAGGAGTGAAAGCACGTTCATCGGTTTGGTAGCTGTTGCTACTAATCTATACAGGACAGGTCAAGCCATGGTGCTCAGACTGTTACAGAGTTCAAATTGATTCCAATGACCTTGTATGTCTGCAGTGGTTTGACTTTTGTGCTGCTAGTGGGAATCGTGGTTGGCCTTGAAAACCAGCTGCGTGCCAATCGTTGAACCTGCACACAATGGGTACACAAGGGGTGAAGCTCGGGTATCTTTAAATCAGTTCAAATTACACCCCTTGAACATCACCATCATCCGCAAGCAACGCCCGGTACTTCCGGGCGAAAAAACACTCCCACTCAAGCCACCAGCTTGGAACAAGCCAGCACCACAACTCCCGCGCTTCTAATGGACTTTCACAACATCACCCTCAATCAATACGAATTCATGCAAGACATGCTCGATCGCGGCAAACAGCTCCAAGAAACAGAACCCAAGATTATCTACTACATCGAAGCCTTCATTGGCGATCGTTTGCAGTGGACTGAATGGGCAACCGATGAAGAAGAGCGTGAGTCACTAATTCGTGATGCTATCGCTGCTGGCTTTACCTACACCGTCGAAACTGAAGTTCAGTAATGCCAGCGAGCTTTTCAATCCCAACTTGTCCCGAATGCTTCGGACCTACAAAGGTGAAAAGCAACCTTAACGAGCGGCGCACTTATGACCTGATCCGTTTGCGTGAATGCCTTGATTGCAATCATCGCTTTTACACGCGCCAAACACGCGAAAAGCCCGTGCCATTAGAAAACATCAAATGGCGCAGGGATGATCGCAACTCACGCACCGTTTCAATAGTTGCGGACTAGGACCGACTCACGCATCCGCATCCCTCACACCTGATCCGCTGCAGGTGACTTGTCCTTCGCCTTTTGGCAAAGTTCTCGCGAATTCTACTATGAAAAATTTCGGAGTGACCCTGACTTTTGTTTCATTGTTTGCTTGGGCGTTCTGGATTTCGCTCACGCAAACCTTGGATGATCTAACGCAAAGAGACTGCGAAGCCGGTGTGGTCAAAGCCTGTGAATCGCTTGCGGAGTCAAGATGACCGAGCTACCCTGCGTTGGCCTTGGCGTGCACTCAATGATCTCCAATGCTGAGTATCATGCCGACCCAGCAATTTCAGCATCACACCTTCACGCAATCTCCCACAACCCACACACCTACTTTAAAAAGTATCTCGATCCTAAACGGCCTCCGTCCGAACCTACTGCTGCTATGCGGCTTGGTACTTTTGTGCACACTGCTGTTCTTGAACCTGACGATCTTGATCGACGTTATGCAGTCTGCGCCACTCGCAAAGGCTCCACAACTTACAACAAGTTGATCGACAAAGGCATTGAACCTGTAACGCAGGCTCAGTGGGATCAAGCACTGGCAATGTGTGACTCTGTTCGTAATCATCCTGAAGCTGCTTGGTTGTTATCAGAAGGCAAAGCCGAACAATCAGTTTGGTGGGATGATGAACAGTTTGAGATGCGTTGCAAATGCCGTCCTGATTGGTGGAACGGTGATATTGTGATTGACCTCAAAACAACGCAAGATGCAAGCCCACGCGGCTTTGCTTCAAGCGTTGCCAAGTGGAGGTATCACGTCCAGCAGATGCACTATCTGCAGGGCACAAAAGCAGCACGATTCGTTTTTGTTGCTGTCGAAAAAGAATACCCATTTAACGTGGGTGTTTATGAACTCGACAATGAAGCTTGCGGTATTGGTGAGGAGTTGCGGCAACGTGACATGAACCGCATCAAGACCTGCAAAGAACGCAATCAGTGGCCGGGCTATAGCAACGACATTTCAACGCTGTCGCTGCCAAGCTACGCCACAAACATCGAACTTTCACCTGATGACTTCTGATGTCTGAACTGACAAAAGCACTGATCGGCTTTCATAAAGCCGTGGACAAGATTGAAAAGAATGCACGCGCCAACTACGGCAAGTTTGCTGATCTGGCGAATGTGCTTTCTACCGTGACACCTGCACTGCACGCAAATGGCCTAGCAATCACTCAAACGTTTCTTGATGATTCGCTGGTCACTACGCTGCACCACGAAAGCGGCGAGACGCTATCTAGCTCCTGCAAGCTGATCATCTGCGATGGTCGCAACATGACCCAGGAATGGGGCAAAGCCGTTACCTATCAACGTAGGTTTTCAATCTGCGCGATCTTGGGCGTTGTGGCCGACATGGATACCGATGATGTCCCTGATCTTCCGCCATCAAACAAGACAACACCAGCGCAAGCCAAGCCCGCAAACGTAAAACAAGCGGTTGCATCTCAAGCCTTTCAAGCTGGGCAAAAGGCGATCAAAGCAGCAAAGACGCTTGATTCATTATCTGATCTAAGTAAGCGTGTTGCTGAACGGTTCGACAAAAAAGACATCAGCAAACAGGAATACGATGACCTGTTAAAGATGCTGCTTAACAAAGAATCAGAGCTAAAAGAATTTGAAAAATGACCAGCACTGACGACATCAACACTTATCTCACCACTGAAGATTTATCCGTTCGCTATGACTTAAAACCAAACACCATTAAGCGTTGGCGTTCTCGTGGACAAGGGCCAGCCTTCTACAGAGTTGGTCCCCTTGGTATTTCACCAAAAACACCAATGATTCGCTACAAGCTTGCAGACGTTCTTGCCTGGGAGCAATCCAACAACATCACACCCATCAACTGATCAATGTTTAACATCACTGCACACGGCAATCTCGGCAAAGATCCTGAACTGAAAAACGTCGGGCAAAATCAAGTCGCTAGCTTCAGCCTTGCTGTTCGTACTGGCAAAGATGAAACGACATGGATGAACTGCGCTGTATGGGGCAAACGCGCTCAGACTGCCGCTGAATACCTTCGCAAGGGTGCAAAGATCACTATTGCTGGGCAAGGCAAGCTAGAAAGCTACACCAAAGATGGTGTTGAAAAACACAGCCTTAAGGTCAACGTCACTGACTTCACCTTGCCAGCGCGTGAAAACAACGCAATCGATGCAGAGGTGCCCTTCTAAGCTGCAACAATCAATAGACACCAAAATCGCAAGCTGTTACCCTTTGCCGGTAGCAGCTTTTTTTATGGCCGATTCGTTCAGACAATTTCTAAATGAAATCGGCAAGCATCCATTGCTTTCGGCTGAGCAAGAAATTCAGCTATCGCGTCGTATCTTTGCGATGCAAGATCTGCTGTTAGAACGAGATTTAGACAAAGAACCGCTGACAAAAGAGGAGCAGCGTGTTGTTCGTTCAGGTCGTCGTGCAAAGGAAAAGTTGATAAACGGCAACCTACGGCTGGTTGTTAATGTTGCTCGTAAATATGCACCACGAATTGAAGGCACAATCCTAGAACTGCCAGACCTTGTGCAGGAAGGTTGCATAGGCTTGCAACGTGCTGTTGAAAAATACGATGGAACCCGTGGCTATAAATTCAGCACCTATGCGTACTGGTGGATTAGGCAAAGCATCACCAGAGCTATTGACATGTCATCGCGTGTTGTACGTTTGCCGCAAAATACATTGGAAAAAATCAATCGTCTTTGTAAATGGATGAATGATTTTGAGCAGCAATTTCACCGCAGACCAACGCTGCAAGAAATGAGTGAACAAGCTGAACGGCCTATAGAAGAAGTCATGATGTGGTTTGAAAGGGCAAAACAACATCGAAGCCTTGACATGCTTTGCCACGATGATGGTTCACCGTTAATTCAGCAAATCCCTGATCCTTCATCTCATGCTGACACTGAAAGCATGGCGATTAAATGCGCCAACCATCAAGCGTTAAACGATGCACTAGATACATTAAACGATCGAGAATATGAAATTATTCAGCGTTACTTTTTAAGCAACAAGACTGAAGCATTAGCGCACATCGGCGCAGAGATGAACATCTGTCGTGAACGCACTCGTCAAATCAAAGAACGTGCATTGCGTAAATTAAGACTTAAAACGCAAAAGGACATTGCGCCACCAGGGTAGTGGTTCAGGTTCGTCGTCTTGGTATTCCTCAATGGTCTCAAGTTCCATGATCCTAGTGACTGCTTGCTGCAGCAGCTTTTGCTGATGGAAATTTTGCCTGATCAATGAGCTGCATAATTCGGCAATTTCTTTAGCATTAACATGGTCATGCACTGCACGCACCTGTCTCTCTAGCATTAGTTGCTCCTCTAGAGGGAGTTCAACCGACATCCATTGCCACCCAGCCCAAGCCATGAAAGATAACGCTTTGCCGCAGAATACCGACAACACCGCACCAAAACTAGACGCAATTGAAACAAAATATGGAAAATTGTACCGTGTTACTTATGCCGGAATGACCCGAGAACACTACCAAGAGTGGCAAGCAAACTGCTGGTATGAGCAGGTATTAGAAATGTGGCGACATCGTGTCAAGCTGTCTGCCTGCCAACAATATCTGGCATCACAGTCAAATGGTTATTGTAGTGACCGGTTTGACGATAAGATCTAACAGGCACTTCAGACATGTAGTGAAACACCATCTGCCCGATTTTTAGATTCGGGTAAAGCGGAATATCATGGAAGCGGCGTTCGTTTTTTAGCTCAAGTGTGAGTTTTGAACCATGCCAACCTGGATCACACCATCCGGCCAAAAGATGATTCAGCCCAGATCGTGCACGACTTGATTTAAGAACAAACTGACAGCTGATTGTATCAGGCAGATTGAAAGTTTCAACGGTTTCAGCAAGGCAAAATTCACCAGGCTGCAACAAATATGGCCTATCTTTAGTGCAATCTGAAATATCAATACGTTGCAGCTCAGGCGTATCTGCAACTTCAATCATCAAGTTAAACCCAAGGCGCACATCAAGCGATGCTGGATTGAGCAGATCCAACGCGAAGGGATGAACCATTTGAGAGCCTTCGCAATAGCTGCGGATCTGCCAGTCAGCAAGAACAGTCATTTAAAATGTTCGACGTTTAATTTTACTATTGTTCTAACCATTCTTCAATCCATCGTTCACGGCATTTCTCGTGAAACTCTTGTCGCTGATACCACTCTTGCCAGTTCTGATGACCTTTAGAGCTGTTGCAGCCTAAGCAGCAACTGACAAGGTTTTCGCGCACGGTAAGACCACCGTTTACTTTTGCAGTGACGTGATCTAATGTTGCATCGCGCTCAGATAATTCACGCCCACAATATGCACAAGACCAACCCCATGCACTATGTATTGAGCTGCGGAAACGTTCCTTAGCTTTCTTACGCGGAATTAGAACCGTCTCGTTGATTTCATGCTCCATGCAGTTGCCTGATATACATCATCAAATGACATCTGCAACTGCTTACAGTTTATCCAGGGCGATCTACTGCGTAATAATCATCCAGCCTGTGCCATCACCTTCAACTTCCCACCTAGGTTTGAATGCTGGACGACTAATGCGTACATAATCAGCACGCTCGCGATTTTTATGCCCACCATTGATCATGTCTGGCACGCCCATCGGGTCATGAATGATTAGCTCTTCGCGGTTGTAGCCAACGACAAGAACAACATGCCCGCAACCGTCGTTATTGCATACAGGATCACTTACTGATCCTTTGTCGAGATACATCACGATCACCGGACGACCGGCATCAATTTCGTTCTCTAAATCATCGAACGTGCCATCAGTCCTGAACTCAGCGTCAAGACCCAAAGTGCGCAGCGCATTTAGCTGCACATCAACCGACGTTGTATCTCCTAGGTGCTTTCTGATCCGGTTGTAAAGGTCAAAACTGTCAACGCGCTGATGAAACGCGGCAGCCATTGCACTCACCGCAGAAAAGCATTCGCGGTAGCCAAAACCAGTCTCTGATGAGAGCTGATGGTAATAGGGCGCATAAACCTGTTGCTCCTTACCTGCGGCTTTCCATGCTTGTAACCACAACGCATCTTCATCCTTCAGATACTGCGGCAAATCCTCCTCCAACTGCGCAATGGCTGCATGTTGATATGGATCACCAAACCTGAAGTGCTCGAAATACTTCAGCAAATTAAGCATTAGGGCCAAGCAAATTACGCTCGACAAGAGCAACGAGTTGGTCATCGACGGTGTTGCTTGATTGTTTGGCTGCAGCCTTGAGCAAATCAATCACCAACTGACGAACAGCTTTGCTGTTGATGAATGACATCAAGATCGGCTTGAATAACAGCAGCATGAGAAAACCTGCAACGTGCACAGTTTAAGTGCGTTTTTGTTGCCCTTCAAGCCTTGCGACTGAAGCTTCTAGATTCCGCAACCTTTGAAATACTTCGCTGTCTTTGCGCATCACGTCATCGTGAAACACGTTCAACCGCTCAGCAAGGTTTTCGACTGCAATCGTTAGTCGTGCCAACGTTTCACGGGTCTGCAAGTTTTGCTTGCCTGCATTGTTTATGGACATCGCAGCAGCGGTGACACTAGCACCTGTCACAGCAGCAAAAATCTCTAACATGACAGGTGTCGGTCGTCCTAACCATCATGGCTGAACCGGTGGAATCGCAACAGCAGGAACAAGAACATTCAACACTTGGTGATCTTGTCAAACTTGCTGTTCTTGCATGGAGCATGGCGATCCTGACTGCTAATTATCTAGGAGTCTTCAAACAGTCGCTTGATCCAACTTTCCCGGCATCTTTGCTCACGGGAACTATGACTGCGATGGGAGTCAACATTAGACAGAATAAGAAAAAAGACGAACTCAAATCACCCACCACAATCAAATGAAACGCTTTCTTATTCTCGCGATCCTGTTGTCAGCTGCACCAGCAACAGCGCAGACAGTTTCACCGCGATTTTCATCTGCAACCGTCAACGCAACGACAACCACGACGCAGACGATTGACGAAACAGTTTCGACTGAAGTTTATGGCGCAGCCGTTAGTTCATGGTCTGGCACTAACGTAAAGCCAAGTGCTGCTGACATTACCAATTCAACCACAACATGGGACATCGTTACGGCAGGAGAAGATTTCAGCTTAGAAATCACCACCAGAGCTGCAGGCATTATCGAAACGACCGACATCACACGAACCATCTCAACCGATTCCACTACCACCACGCTCTCTGTCTTTGCGCAATAATTTTTGGCAGTGCCGTTAATGCAGAAGAGGTAAAAAATATCGCTGGGCCGCAGGCAGCGGCAACCAGCAATAACACCAATACGTCAATGCAATTTAATAACAATGGTGCGCCATCAAGACAGCACATGGGAAGAGGCATATCTTGCAACGGTGCAACCCTAAACGTCACGCCGTTTTATCTCGGTGCAGACACGCATACC